GTTCTCGCGGAAACTCCGCCCTCTAAAGGAAGGGCGGAAAACCGTTTCTTAATTCATTTTAATGAATTAAGTATGGTTTCCATAAGAAATCTTATGGAAGGTCATGGTCCAGTCTGGTCCCTTTCGGGGTGATCAGAACGTGGATATATTGACCCAAGTAAGCCTTCGATCCCACCTAAGTTGTAGTATGTTATATCAGTAACATGCTACCGCTTAGGGAGCTCTAGCGACTTCTTGACCTGCCGTCCCCGTAAGGGAACAGCGGAGTTGATGAGTGCTAGTATTGTCTAGACTGGTCGTCAATGATAATCTTAGTATTGGATTCGTCCATTTCTACAGATTAACATTTAAAACTCAGTCCTTCACCGTCCCTTTATCAATTTTAATTATCAATAAAAGGATTACTAGGAAGAGCGGTCTGGTTTTAAGATTTATCATCTTATGACCTCCGTTTGGTAGAGTAAAATCTACCTCCCGGTACCTTTATTGGGCATTGGCCCCTCTGAAACGCGTTTTAAAAACAACGCCTAGAGGAGGAGTCCCCATGTAGACTTATCTACGATGGAAGAGCCCCACGAGGGCTTTAAGCCATAGGATTAGTCTAACAAGAAATTGATAGACCGTACCGAAGGTACTCTGCCTTAAATGATCATTCAAAACAATTACTATGAAAACCTTAAAAAATAAATTTAATAGGGCTGACACGGTAATGTTTCCATGATCGACGGCTTTTAAAGACAATATTAGACACGAACCAATGGTCTCGCTGGGTAATCGTTTCGAATTACCTAGACTTTTCAATCAAGTCGGGTGGAGAGTAATCTCCGCCTGTACTGATGGGAAAGTAAGCCTTTTCAAAGAGCTCCGAGTTCTCCAAGGATTTGGTAGATACCTGCTATCCATGACACGAAATCATGGAAGCACGTATACTGTCAAATACCTTAAAGCGTGCCATTTGGCTTTGCAAAAATGTATCAGCAAAGATCCTATCGATTCTCTTAGAGAAATCGAGAAGGATCTTCCGTTACCGCGTCTGAGCGCCTCTCGTATGCCAAGGTTTATTCCTTTGGCACATCGTCGGGCGATCCAAACGGGGAACCCTTACCGGATTAGATTCTGACTAACTTTGTTCAGTCTCTATAAGGTAATAAGGATTCCTGGTCTGCTTAAGACACAGACCATAACGGATCCGTTCTCAGGTGATTTGGAGGGATTATTGCGGGGATGCGACAGTTTAAAGGCTTTAGCTTTTAAACATCGCGATCGCTTCAATTTATCTCTCCTTTCGGTTGAGTCAGGATTGCGGCCTATTGAAACGGCTTCTCCGACATCGAAAGCTTCTTGAAATGGGATTTTTACCGACGTTCAACGATTAGTTAAACTAGGTTTAAATGTCCCATTAGAGAAACTTTTAGCGTCCTTTGGTCAGTACAAACTTTTATTACAGTTTATAATGATCAAGGATTCTAGTAGTTATCCATTCAAAAACCCTTCTGAAAAGACTGGGTATGATTGTATGGGCCAACTAGCGATTAAGGAGGAGGCGGCTGGAAAACTAAGAGTTTTCGCCTTGGTAGATGTGTGAACGCAAAACGCGCTCTACCCATTACACAAAACGCTCTTTGATTTTCTTAAGGGTCTACCAAATGATGGAACGTTTGACCAATTCGCTGCTGTTAAAAGAGCAGCTGAAAAGGCTACACGTTTCAATTGTTCATTTGGTTATGACCTTTCAGCCGCCACCGATAGATTACCTATTGCTCTCCAAGTTTCTGTACTTTCTGCCATTATTGGCCAGGAGGCTGCAGACGCTTGAAGGGATCTATTAGTAAATAGATCCTATCGATTAAAAGATCCTAATAATGAACTTTTTCGATATGCTGTAGGACAACCTATGGGGGCCCTATCAAGCTGGGCGATGCTCGCCCTAACTCATCATCTAATTGTTCAACTTGCTTATTCAAATGTAAGACCTCCCATTTTTTCTGATGGAAAAGTCCAAAACATATGATATAGCGAGTATGAAGTCTTAGGTGATGATATTGTTTTATTCGAAGAAGACGTTGCAAAGGAATACTTGCGTCTAATGACTCTCTTCGGGGTAGGTATAAACCTATCCAAAAGTGTAGTCGCTAGAAACGCGAGTTTTGAATTTGCAAAAGTCTCTTGAATAAAAGGGCATTTTGTAAGCGCAATATCGTGAAAGATGTTTATGTCTCAGAATAACTTCATGGGAAGGGTTAATATCCTTTTCCAATTGTTACCTAAGATGAATTTAAAACATCCTATACGATACCTGAAAAGGGTCCTATCGAAAAGCATCGTAGATGAGGGTAGCTTTAAATTTAATTTATTGGCTACTCTCTCTATGTTTGCTAATTCTGGAAGGATTCCACTAAATGACCTACTGGCCACCCTTCTTAACCCGATGGATAAACCTCGGCGTTCAATATTGAAAGATAGTATTTTTCATTTAAATGAAACTTACGCATCTACATTATTGACCGATCTAGTTTATGGTAGACCTCTCCATTTGCGGAACGATAAAGTAATAACGTCCGTTCATGAAAAAGATATACCGTGATATCATATCACTCTCTTAACTCACTTGACTAAAATCAAGTCACAGTTAGGTAGTGAAGAGGATATCATCCAGAGGGCAACAGATAGGATGGTGGATTACTTGATCCCAGATTTCTATACCTTAAAAGAGAAAGGACTTTATTTCAATTTCTACAACTGAGTTCTCGAAGAGGTTACCCTCTTATGAGTTGACCCAACTGTAGTTGATAAAAGAAATTTCTATTTTATGGTTAGATCGTGAATCGAGGACCTTTTAGGTAACCTCGATTTTTACGATTCTGGATCAGTTGATCTTAAGGTATCAACCTTAGATGACCTCGTCCTAGTGACCGAGAAGTTTGATAGACTTTTAGAAGTCTTAAAACTAATCGATCGCTCGGATGAAAAAATCCAAGGATTGACCAAGGCAAGAATTTCGGACAAGAGCC